CTAGCTTGCCCAACAACAAAACCCGCATATTCTACTTCGTTCCCTACATACAAGGATTTTGATAAAGAAGTTGGAGGTATGTTTTTCTGAAATTTAGGTGGCTTTCTTACTGGCTTAACTTTATTCCACGGACCAGTTATTTCTCTTTCTTTTGTTGGCTCTACAGGTGTTTGGCTTATTACCCAAGATCTATTGAATGTACCTGTCCACCAAGGACTTCTGTATTGCAGAGAGAAGTGTATCTGGGAGGCAGCCTCTCTTTTAGCATTTTCCATAACTACTTTTAAGTCACTTGCTAGGTGCTTTATATCTTTAGCTTTAACCATTAGCTGTAAAATCGCATGTAACTACTCCGATGTAGTGGGTTTCCCTGTCATCTCTTCTAATTGATGTTGGTCCTGCTATTTGGGTTACTTTCGGACTTACTTTGTGCTTATCAACGTAGGTTGATTTGTTTACATTTGTGAGACCTGTTATTAGAGACTCTGAAATAGCAGATGTCCTAGAAGAGCCTTGGTCGAAAGGTACATAAACTCCGCATGTTATGGATGCCCTGTAGAAGGTAATTGCATCACCTTGAGGTTGCATTGTTGCTTGCTCAAAATCAATACTTACCATCAGAAATTCTTGATTTGGTGCGGTGTCATCTAAAGGAACATTGTCGTACAAGATGTTTAATCTTGGATGATCATTAAGTACTGCGTCTTCTATAGCATCTTCTATAGCAGCTCTAGCTTTTACAAGAGTCATTAGAACATCACCTCAATAACGTAAAGGTAGTTTTGCCCACCTCCATAAGTCACTATATTCTCTATTTTTGTAGCTACAGACTGCCCTTCAAAAGTTACAAATATCTCATCAGATGTTTTAGGTTGACTATCTCCAATAATAGAAGGGTCTATGTAAATAGTGGCTCTGTTAACCTGTCTACCGTCTTCTTTACTAGATTCAATAAACTCAATTGGCGCACTTATATCTGTGTAAGAAGTAGAAGAAGTACCAATTCTACCAGTACTTTTGTTGTACGTTCCAGCAGTTATTACCTTATAGGTTATCTTTGTGTCTAGGGCAGAACCTAGCTCTGCCACTACATTTTTAGCTGCTGATCTTAGTAGTGTGTCGAGTGATCCTGCCATAATTAACCTCTAACAACTCTCGTTTGAAAATTACCAGCACCACCTAACATGTAGGCTCCTAGATAACTCTGTAACCAGGGGTAAACATCCATAATATTGTTGGTAGATCCTACTCCCTGACTATCAGTATTGTACTTAATCTTTATACCTCCCATCTCAACTTGTTCATAGTTTCCATCTGTACCTTTATTCCCAGTCATAGCGTCAGTTTCATTTGCTAATGCTTTTGCTAACTCGTACTGTGCGTACTTTATGCCTGCGGGGATAGAGGTGCAAGCGAGTTCTACATTGTCAACTTCGTAGTTGTTTCTGGGCCACCTTAATGCTTGCCCTTCATCACAACGATCCCCGTAAAAATTGAAGCTATCAATCCAACGAGTAGCGGATATTAATGCTCGATTCTTTTGATCATCAGTCTTATTATCCCAAGTTGTTGAATCTGGGACGGTTTCAAAATAGGTGTTTGCTTCAGCTAAAGTCACATAGCTATTAGCTGTTGCTGACTTCAACGTGGCAACGATAGTTGCAGCCACAATCCTTAAAATACATTTCCTCTATATTGTAGCGTCATAAAAAACCCCCCACCAAATAAATGATGAGGGCTTTTCGACTTCTCTCCGATTTAAGTATAAATCAAAGAGTTGTTGTGTCTAGTGGAGTGTTGACTGTTAACTGAACGGCAGGAATTAGATCAATGTCATAAGTCGCTGTCCAGTTGTCCTTATTACCAAGAACACTATTGGTTGGGTTGTCAGCAGCGTTGCCCCACTTAGTACCCATTACGTGATAGCAAGTATGGTAGTCAACTGATAGAACATCCTGCTTAGATAAGATGTTGCGATCTGCTTCAATGCGTAGATCTTGCTGAACACCTTCAAGGATTGTTCCAGACTTAACCAAGTAGCAGTAGTACTCCTTGATGTGACCAGAAGAACCAGGCTGAACTGCGTTCACCTGAGAATCCATGATCACATTCAAGCCAGCAAACTGGCCGATGCTTCTAGCATCAATACCAGCTCCACCACCACCCCATGTAACAGCTCCACCAGAAGTTAGTGAAGAAGTTGAGAAGGTTAATAGTCCTACCTGATAGAGATAGAAACCGACATTTGGGTGAACAATTAGAGTGTCTAACTCATCACCACGCTCTCCAAGTAATGCACGGGCTTGAGCTACATTTGAACCTGTCAAATAGTTAGCTTCAGCAGCACCAGAACCAGCAGCTTTACCAAGATCTAATGCGTTACCACTTAAAGCAGTACCAAATAAACCGTGAAGCTGGTAGAACAATCTTTGGCTATTTAGCTTATTGATTGCATCTGCAAGCTGGTTGCGGATGTGAAGCATTGGATCTTCACCAGCAGCTAAAACAGCAACGTCATCAACAGCGTATGCGAAACCTCTGTGGATGATTGATGCAATTTGAGTGCCTGTTCCGATCTTCTGTGGTGTTAAGTAACCAGCAGTTGATGTTCCCCAGTTAGCAGCACCAGTCATCACCTCTTCAGTAGGTGCAACAGGATTGAACTCAGGAACTTGGATGCGTGTACCACCTTCTTTTGAATCAAGAAGAGAGTTACGAACTACAGCACCACTCTTTACGAATAAACTGCGTTCTTTGATTGCCTCACTGACATAGCGAGACAGATTATTTCTTTTTACGATGTCCGCAAGAAGGACACCGCCAGAATAATTTTGAAACGGAGCAGCCATTTCAATTAACGGGGATTATTTAACGAAGTCCAAGTCACAGACTCGGTAGCTAACTCACAGAGTTAACCAGATTGAGCTTCCTTCTTCAGCACGGCTGCAAGATCTGGCTCGGTAGATTCTAGGGCCATTTGCCTAGTTATGTTAATACTACCTTCTTTCCAGGGATTAAGCATACCTGGCGAGACATTTGATGTAGGAGAAGGTTTAGCACCCATCCCTGCTGCAGAGCTAGGTTTGAAGTGATGTTCCCATCCACTACCAGGATTTTTTAGGTTCCCTATATAAGTTCCTAAGTCCTGTTCAACGCCTCCATTCAATACAACAACGTCACCGTTATCATTCCTCTTAAGTCTATCTTGAAGCAAAGATAACATTTGTTCAGCATTTACCGCACCAGAATTACTGATAGCTGAAAGTGCTGAAGTTTTAATGTTTGCAGCTTCAGTAGAGGACTTTAATTGCTTCAATTCTTCATTTAAAGTGTTTATTTGTACGTCTTTTTCTTGGGCTGTTTTGTTGGCTTCTTCCCATAGGTCTTTCCATTGTCCTTGATCTTCTAGCTTTTGCTTCCTTTGGTCATCTTGTTTCTTATAGACATCATCTAATTTAATCTTGATGCCCTTGAACTTTTCGCCTTCTTCAGCAATTTTTGCCTCCAAAGCAGAAATTTTACTCTCATATTCAGCCTTAACACTGTCAAGGTTAGGTGCTTGTGGAGCTGGAGTCTCAGCCACGGGCTGTTCAGCAGGAGTCACAGACTCAGGCTGGATGACTTGTTCTTCAACCATGTTTATTCAGAAAGTTTAGATTCAGTTTTTGAAGCTTTTGCTTTTGGAGCAGGAGTTTCCGCTTTAGTAGCAGGAGTAACAGGGCAGTTTTCAGCCGCAATTGCAGCTTCTAACTCTTCTGCTGTTACACCGTTGTCCATGTTTATGGAAGGCATAGTAGAAATGAAAAGTTACTACTATTGTAGTGTATTAAACCGTTTCAGTCTCGTTTGCGTTAGGTAAAACTTCACCTTGAACCAGTATTTCCCTAAATTCCTCCCGATCAATTACTTTTTGGTCAAATAAAGAGGTTAAGGCTGTTACATCTTGCCCAATTAACCTTTCAATATCAAAATCACGACTAATTTTGACTTCAGGTGGTTCCATTCCTAGATAATTAGCTGATAAATTAAACACTTTTTGCAACTTTTGCTCTAACTCAAGAGAAACCATCGAAAGCATTGAATTTGTGTCAACACGATCCAATCGGCGGGCATCTGCTGATTCTGCTACGAATTTCTGCTGAGATAATGTGCTAATTCCTAGAGTTGCCATTTGAAGCTGTAATTCCTGCACCTCATTTGTTTGTGCTTCAAATGCGCTACTTGCTGGCTCGACATAATACACCTTGTTTCCAGGTTGAGTTGCCATTGCGTAGTTAACACTAATACTCATATCCTTCGTTTGATCGTCCCAACCCTCTAACACCAGCATTGGCTGAGATGCAACATGCAAACTATGAATTAAGTCAGCTTGACGCTGGAAATGTGCCAAATTCAAGTAAGCAATATCTAATAAAGGTGGTTTACTCGTCAAAGTATCTGTTTTGCCTGAATAAACACTGACTAAGGGCACTTCACCTAACGAAAACTCGCCAGAGTCCACTAATTCGTAGTCTTTTTCATTTTCTGGGCCATCGAAATTACTCGCATACGCATTATCTTGCAGATTTATTAGATCTTTTTTAGGTGAAACCTTCCTATAAACACGGTATTTTCCTGGTTCAATCACCCTAACTTGATCAAATACCTGTTCACCAAAATCTCCTGAAGGTACAACTGCTTTTTCAGCAATTCTTACTTGAATAATGCTGCCATAATTCACTTCTCGATCTAATCTCCAACCATAAATGTTAGTTGGGTCGATTTCTATCCAATATGGCCTTCTATTTTGCGCTCTTTCTTCTGCCAGAGTTAGTGCCCCTGTTGGTGCAGGGTAGTCCACTAAAATATGACTCTGACCATAGGTCAAAGAACAAATAAGTACTCTTCTTGCATATTCATCTAAGTCCGATCCACATCCATCAACATCCTTTGCAAAAATATCAGTCCAATATGGATCGCCTATTAAAGTAATAGGTTTTCTCATTATTAAACCTGTTGCTGCTCTAATTAATCGCTGCGTATATGGTGAGAATACTGCTCGATTGACCCTAGACAAATAAGCTGTGTAGTCCTCCCGTGGCTCAAGAGGAAGAAAAGCTTCTGAATTATCTCTCAAATATTCAGTTCCATTTGTAACGGCCTTCATAATTTCCCACCCCTTTACCATGTCCATCACTGCACGGGTGCGAGTAAATGGACTATCAGAACCACCTACACTGGTGGAACTGGTAATGCTGGTACGAATTGGGCCAGGAACGGAGTACGTCACGGTTCTTTCCTTTTAATAAATGGCCCTAACTTAAGCAGCAGAGGTAATTGCTCCAGATGTTTGGAAACTTACAGAAACTGATTGAAGATCACCTACGGTAGTACCAAAGTCAGCACTTGTAACGATTCCACTGAAGCTCATTTTCTTAGATCCTGAAGTGTCTAAAAACAACTCAAATTGAGCATCTCCAGCATCTTCTGTTACTAAAACATCACCAAGTAAGTTCGCAGTCTCGTTACCTGATGCTGCTGTGTATAAGAAATCGACAGATCCACTACCCGAAATCAAAGATCCAACGTAACTACGTGATGTCGCTCCATGAGCAGTACAATCTAAAGTGTCCTTAGAAACACTAAGGCTCCATCCTGTTGTAGAAACAACTGCTTCCGTAGTTCCTGCTGAGTTCTTGAACTTAACGGAACCTTCTTCGCCACGAAAGAAAGCCATGAGTTAAACTGAAATAGACTATTTAACGTAGTCTAACTTGTACTGTCTACTTTTACAGCGTTTTTCTTAGAAGGTTTTGATTTATTATCTATATATTGCTGACATCTAGGGTCCCATAAAGCAGGATTTCTCTTCCCCTTCACTGCTTCAATTGCATCTAACTGTTCGTCGGTAAGTGACATGGTTACTTGCTCTTAGACTTGGTTTTCTTAGTAGAAGCTTTTTTAGGCTTCTTACTTCCCCGTACTTTAGCTAAGTATCCTTCACATCTTTTCGTTCCAGCAGACTTTTTCATTTTCCCCTAGTAAATTCTGTATCCAGTCTGCCCTAAAGTCTCAGGTTTTGCCAAATTGAATTGTTGAAGACATAAATACCCGAAAGCGTCAAAAGCATGATCAACACCAAGGTTTTTATTGGGTAGTCCTGTGTTTGGTGCATACGTCAAAGTTCTAAGAGATTTTATTAATTCTTTGCAACGTGGATGAATAAATGTTCTTCGGGTTCCAGTTGCATCGAATAGAGCTGTGTTGACGGAGGTTATTTTATCCCGAATTTTCCAAGGGGCTTTAGGGGCAGACACGTTAAACCCACTTCTTCGTAAAATACTATGATCGGTTGCACCAACACCAGCAGTTTTTCTGGCTCCGCCCGTGGGGTCAGGACATGCTATTACTCGACGATCCACCCCATATCTGCGGGTGACTTCTTCCGCAAAGTCCCATGTGGTTGCCCCACCTGTGAGCATGATTTCGTCAAACACATACAGGTTTTCCCCGTCTTTAACGGCGCAGATCCCTGACATTGGGTCCACGTTAAAGTCAACACCTAAAAGTAGAGGGGCGATGGAAATATCTTTTGCGTCTGTGGAGATGTTGTCATCGGAGAATGAGACTGCAACGAGACCCGTGAGATTCTCGAAACTGGCCTCAAATTCTTGCTTGAATGTTCGAGCATCTAGTTGTGCTCTTGCTGCTTCGACCTCTTCTTTTGGGACGTTTCCCCCATCTATTGTAGTATAACTCCAGCGATTCCACTCGCCCGTGGGGTCATCTGGGACGTAGCACCATAGATCGTAAAACCAGCTTGCCGTGCCATCGGGTGTGGAAATGAAGAGTGCCCATCCTTGTTTGTCGGCTAAGGCGGGTCGGATGACTTGGAACCAGACTTCGGAATCCATGAAGGCGGCTTCGTCTAGGACGACACCTGCGAGACTTCGACCACGGAGGGCCATTGCGTTTTCGGTTCCTTTTAGTTCGATCATCGAATCGTTGATTAGTTCGATCTTTAGGTCAGTTTCGTTCTTAGATTTGACCCATTCTCTTGGGACAAGTTTCTTCATTTCTTTCCATGCGATGTCTTTTGCCATGCGGTAGGTGGGAGCGCAGTAGAAGTAGGTTTCTCCTGGTCTGGATATTGCTGCTCTGAGGAGTTCGATGCAGGAGAGGTATGATTTTCCGAAGCGGCGACCTGCGACTAAGACACGAAAACGCTTTTTATTATTGAAGACTTGGCCCTGTGCCCAACGTAAAGATAGGGGTTTTGTTTTTACGGTCATGTACTACATAGTAATCATTTTTTGTACCTTTACCCCCGTGTTTGTCGACTATTTATCATTTTGGAGGTTATTATCGTTTTAGTAGTATGTGTTTCTGTCTGTGGCTGAAGCTATTTTAGGGGGCATCGGTGGTGCGCTCGTTCCAGGGGATTCTGGTGTTGTTAAAAAGAAAAAGAATCCTGGGAGGTCTGCGGCGTTGGTTGTGAAGGCTAGGCAGCATAGGCTGTATAAGAGGCAGTTGGAGGGATTGACTGTGAGGCAGTTGGTTTTGGATCATGCTGCGAAGGAGGGGGTTTGTGAGCAGACGGCTTGGTTTGATTGGAGACAGGTTAATGCGTGGAATGATGAGGATTGGCAGAAGGATAGGGAGAATATGATTGCGAGGTTGCAGAGTATGAGGGTTAAGTTGTTTGAGAAGGCTGTGAGGAAGGGGCAGCTTCAGACTGCGGCTCAGATTTTGGATTCTCTTGGGAAGGTTGTTGGGGAAAGTGTGGAGACTGTGAATATTAACGCTCCAGAGCTTGCTATTCGTGTTGAAGCGAAGCCAGTCGAGTGAAGGGGTTATTGGATTGGGTGGGAGGTTTCTTTGTCTATCGTTCTCCTGAACCACGACAGGGATACTACAATTTGTTACTACAATTAAGTTGTAAGAAGTTACAAGTCCTTGCAGAGACTAGAACTCATCTGTCTAAGAAGAAATTAGTTGCGATGATTATTGACAAGGACAAGTCATTAGTGTAGTATAAGTATGTAGTACATAAGGGCTTATTTTTGGATTAATCAGTAGGTTACGGGGTACACTGATACAGTTGTACTACTTTTGCAACCACTCCCCCACCATCTCAAAAAGAAAAAAAAATCTAGACAAAAAAAAATCTCCCACTTGGGGAGATTTAAAAATTTTAGAATTTTTTTAAACTGTACGGATTTTAAAAGAAATCGCTGTTGCAATTTTTTTCAAATCTTTCCAAGTTTCCCGACAATCAGATTTTCCTTTTTCTGTTGCGAGTTGGTTTGCCCTGTTCAAAACATCTGACCAATCTTGAAGAGATTGAGATTTAACTTTGTCCTGTAGCATCGCTGCTTGTCCATTCAGTTGATCTCTCTCTGCCTGTAGTTGGTAGATCTGAGCTAATAACACATCCTTGTTTAATCTCTTTGCTTTGATGTAGTTAACATCATCTTTGGACAAAGTAGAAAGTCTAGGAAAGTTCATTTTTATTTGGTAAGGAGTTGAAAAAATTTGTTCTCCTTAATTACTATTGTACTACAATACAATCAAAAAACCACACACGAAACCTTAAGAAATTATTAAATTATTGTAGTACAATAGTTACATCGAAATGTAAAAAATGATATTGCTATTTTAAAAAATTATCTTGTAGTATTTTAGTAAATTCTCTGAATTTTAAAAGTTACCTGGACCAATCAGCAAAAGACGAGCCAAGAAATGCACGTTCAAGAGCTGATACAGGTTAAAAAGAAAAAATGGACCAAGAAAAACAAGGCCCATTAAATGCAAAAATCAGAATTAAACGAATTGATCATTTAGAGAATTGAGCAAAGTATGAGCGATAAAATCAATCTCTTCATACTGTCTCTGAGCTGCCATTTTTGAAAGCTCTAAATCTTCACCATAGGGACCATCTGTAAATTCTGAACGGCTAGGAATATCTGCGAGCCATTGGAACAATCTAGATGTAGAAATGTCCACAATTCCATCAACGATCTCAGAAATGTAATTATCTAAAATTTGATCAAGTTGGTTAATACCATCATCAAGATCATATTCTAAACAAGTAAAACAAATTTCTTTTACTGTTGAATATCTCCAATCATTTGGGAATTCGTCATTATGACATTCCCTAATAATTGTCTGGAATTGGTCTCTTAAATCTGGATCAAGATCATTAGAAAGATAAAAATAATCTTGCCCATTTTCTCTATTTCCTTTAACTAGAGAATCATCCAATTTTTGCAAAACTTCTTTCAAAGAATCAAAAGAGAAAAATTTTCCTCCTTTTGCTGTTCCTTGAAATTCTTGTAAGTTTGTCATGCCTGGGTTTAGCGATTTAACAGTACTACAATAGCATATATATACCCACTTTACAAAAAATTCTTTTTTCTAGTGTTGGGAATGGGAATTATTAGAAATTTTCCCAGTTTAGTGCTACAGTAAGAAAGTCATTTAAAACTACCAAATTATGACTACAAGTCGAGACTTCAAAAAAGTTCTTGAAACTCTCCAAGTTTTAGACACAGATTCAATAAATCTGTATGAACGTTTTTTAGCAATGAGTGAGTCAGCTCTAGAAAGTGAAACAAACAATGTTTCATTTATGAAAGAACAGCAAAAGTTAAACAAACTTTTTTCTGACTCTCTAAAAATTCAGGAGGAAAATAACAAGTTTATTTTCAAAACACTTCAAAAAATTTTGAATCACTTGGAGGTATCCGAAAAATGACTTTCCAAGTAATAGAAGAAAGACTCCCAATTTATTGGGCATCTTTTTTGGTCAACAATGATGATTCAGGTTTGGAACTTGACGAAATGCCAACGATCCAGAAAACAATTCAATTCTTGAAAGACCACTACGAAACAAATTTATGGTGTGTCGATATGAAGGAGGACATTCATTTTGAACTACCTCCGATATATATGAATTGGTTATTGGCTGGCGATTATGCAACATACGTTTTTCATACGGAGGGATTAAAAAATGGACAAGTCTGAATCCCTGGAATATATACGACAAGAACGAGCCAAACCACTTTTAAATGAAGATGGTTCTTTAAATGAGTTTAAAAAATCAAAAACTCAAATCATCGAATATTTAAAAGAACAAGGCAGATCACAGTCTCGTATATATGAAGATTGGACATCCTTAGATGATGAATTTTTCGATGAATGCCAGACCAGTTTTCCATCCGTGGGAGCTGATAACGAATTAATTTTTTCATCCTTTAGATGGGCAATCAAAAAAGCAAAAGAAGAAGGAGACACAGAAAGAACTGTGAATCATTGTTCCTCTTTTGCATCTGCAAAAAAAGCTTTGAGGTCAATCTAAAAATGAGTTATCAATCCGCACTAACTACGCTCCAATGGTCAACACATATTGACCTAGAAAATGAAGTGATATATGAAGACTGCCTAAACTTTGAACCTTCACAAGACTTGATTAATCGAATTAAAAAAGACTGGGAAAAGTTCAA